GGCCCCCGGAAGAAATTTCCCATGTGCGTCACGTTGCCAGCCTGGAACCACTTCCCGTTCCAGCCTGGTCGAGGGAACGGTCGTTCCAAAAGTCGCACCCTCGGGCTAAGATTGGACTTGGAAGTGAACTATGGAAGACCGCTGGGCCAGGGGCTGGGCTCGCGCGCGACAGCTGACCCTGTCCAGCCGCAAATTCTCACGCGAAGGTGAGACGCGCCGGGCGCGTCGCTGCATGATCCTGGCGACCAAGGCTGCCGTGATCTCCATTCGGGCCGCCTGTGGCTGCCGCAAGAGCAAGGCGAGAGCCTGACCGCCGGAGCGAAGGGGACAAGCAGAGGAAACTCCAAGGCCGGTGCCTCTGCGTCCCGGGGCGAGGCCAGAGGCTCCCCACTCAGGGCCTCGCCCCGGGTGGTGGACGCAGCTCGTGCAGCTATCACGACTCGCCTGGCCCTGTGTAGCTCGGAGGTAGCGGAGTTCGACCAGCACCTGAAGCTCCTGGGCGCGCAGCTCCGGGGCAAGAAGCTCCCGAAGGACCTGGACCTGCTGAAGAAGCGTGTTGACACAGCGGTCAAGCTGCGTGAAAGCTGGGAGAAGGCTGAGCGCCGCTGCCAGATTGGCCTGGGGATTGTCACCGAGCGCGCAGAGCGGGCCGCCAAGGTCGAGAAGGTGAAGAGTGGCGAGGACGACTTCGAGAAGCTCCAAAGGTTCTTCTCTGAAGAAGGCGAGCTACCCTGAGACCCTGAAGCGCCGCGGCGGTCGCTGGGTCGTTGACCCAGACAAGGAGATCCTGCGCGGGATAAGGGGGAAGCGGAGAGACGAGGGCCTGCGTCAGGCCTGGAAGCTGGCCCGGGTCGTCAACTTCATAGAGTCCTTCCTCAAGATCGTCACCAAGGCAGCCAAGCTCGAGCCGTTCAAGCTCAACTCAGCCCAGGTGGTGATCGTCCAGCTGGTCGCGTTCTGCTGGGTCCAGCTGCGCCCGGCCCAGATCCTTGTCCCGAAGTCGCGCCAAATGGGCGTCTCTACTCTGCTCCAGGCGCTGCTCTTCGTCCTGGCCCTGCTGACGAAGAACTACCGCTGCCTCACCGTGGCGCACCGTGAGGACAGCGCGGGAATGATCTTCCGCATGTCCAAGAAGTTTGAGGAGCACCTCCCAGACGAATACAGGAAGAAGCTCAAGACCAAGACGAAGGGCTGCATGGAGTGGGAGGACTCCGGCTCGCTCACCCAGGTGGCTACGATCGGGACCGGCGACGGGCTCGGAATGGGGTTCACGCTCAACGCCCTGCACGGATCGGAGGTCGCTGTCTGGGCGAAGAAGGGCGACGCCAAAGGGGCGTGGACCTCTGTTTCTCCGGCTATCGCGGACAACAAGAACACCCTGATCGCCTTCGAGTCCACACCTGACGGGCCGGACCCTTTCTTCTACGACCTCTGCGTCAAGGCCCTGGTCGGCTTCGGGGACTGGGAGGTCGCGTTCCTGCCCTGGTATATGGACGACTCCTACCGGATCTCCCGGCGCGAGTATCGCCTCAGGGTCAAGCGCGCGCGCCTCGAGGGGGACGTTGACTACACGCTGACCGCAGAGGAGGAGGAGCTAGGCCTCCTGGTCGCGGCTCAGCCCTGCGTGGCGGGCGAGGAGTGGATCCGCTGGCCCTGCACCCTGGACCTGGAGCAGCTCCTCTGGCGCCGGCTCACGATCGAGAACAAGTGCGACGGCGACGTAGACACGTTCAACCGGTTCTATCCCTCGACTTGGGAAATGGCTTTTCAGAACCGCGAGGTGAACCTATTCGAGCCTCACACGCTGGAGAGGCTCCAGGCGCAGCGCCGCCCGCCCGTGGACGTGGGCGCCATGCACGAGGTAATGAGCCAGTCCCAGTTCGTTTCTAGGACCACGGACCAGCAGAAGCGGGCCAAGTGGTCGGTCGAGCTGTGGGAGAGGCCGGACTCGAAGTGCGACTACGTGCTCGCAGCCGACGTTGCCGAGGGCATAGACGGGGCCGACTCGTCCGCGGCCTACGTCGGCAAGATCAACAGAGACCTCGGCCAGGTGGAGATCGTGGCCTCGATCCACGGGATCGTTGACCCGGACCTCTACGCCGAGCAGCTCGACCTCCTCGGCCAGTGGTATGGGGACGCGCTCCTGGCAGTGGAGATCAACAGGACCTACGAGGTCATGCGGACCCTCAGGAAGCGCAGCTACAAGAACCTCTACTGGAGGTCGGACCCGACGAACCCAAAGAGCAAGACTCGTCAGCCTGGCTGGCACACGAACCCGAAGACCAGGCCGATCATGCTTTCGATCCTCAAGGCCATGGCGAGAGACAACGACCTGGCGTGCCCTGACGCTGGGCTCTCGGAGGAAATGGGGGACATGGTCCCAGGCAAGGGTGGGCGCTGGGAGGCACGGAAGGGGAAGCACGACGACCGGGTCATGGCCATGGGAATCCTTTGCGCTGTCGCAGGATTCCGCGACAATCGGGGCCGGCGCAGGAGGGACAGGTCGAAGGACGCTGTGGCCGCACGCGCCGAGGACAACGCTGTCTCCACCATGGAGAGGCGACGCGCGTGGGCAAAGTCTAAGAACCAGCTGAGGACGAGCGGCGATACGTCCGTGACGTTCTGAGGGTAGCTATGCAGAGCACGAAAGAAGCTCGGGACCAATACCTGACCAACCGCTGGACCAGCGTCTACCTGCCGGCCGCGGCAAAGGCGAAGCTGCGCTTCCAGGAGGACGCGGACGAGGTAGACCAATACTTCAGGAGCGACCACGGGCACCTCTACGACGAGATCGCCAAGCTCATGCCGTCGGACTACCTCGTCGCCCTCACGGTGAACCTCGCCGCGCAGATACGCGGATACATGGGTCCGCACCTCTACGCGCGGCACCCGATCCGGACGGTGAGCAGCGCAGGCCTGGACACCGTGACCCGCTACTTCGCCAAGGTGGCGCAGGTCTACCTAAACGCGATCCCCTACGAGGTCGAGCTCAAGGAGGAGATCAGGGGCTCGATCGACGACGCCCTCCTCGCTGGTCGCGGCGTGGCCCTGGTGGACAAGAACAAGAACCTCGACGTGATCACGACCGTGCAGGTCCCAGTGGACGACCTCCTGATCGACCCTGACGCGCGCTGCCTCAAGGACGCCCAGTGGATCGCGATTCGATACACGGAGCCGCTCTGGTCCGTGAAGAAGACCTACAAGACCGGCGGAGAGAACGATCCAACGAAGGGCCTCCGCTACAACTCCACGTCCTACATGGAGGGCGCAGCTGGACTGGACAAGGCGGCTGGCAGGCTGCTCCAGCTCGGGGACTCCCGCTACCAGGGGCAGACCTCAGAGCTGTGCACCTACTACAAGGTGTGGACGAAGTTCGGGTCTGGGCTTCTGCACGGGAAGGGCTCGACCGCACTGGACGACGGCGCCGACGTGGACCTCAGCCGCGAGAAGGGGAACCGCTACCGCTACCTGGTGATCGTCCCCGGGCACAGCAAGCCTCTCTATGAGGGCGACTGGCCGATCCCGCTGCACCTCGACGACGACTGGCCGATCGGCCTGCTCGACTTCACCCCGACCAGGAAGGGGGACAAGAAGGACCCGCTGTGGCCCGTGTCGCTAATGAAGCTCGGTCTGTCGCACCAGAAGGCGATCGACGTGCTCTGCACGATCCTCTTCAACACCCTGAAGTTCAAGTCGCGAGTCGTGGCTGGCGTTCTGGGGGACAAGGCCGAGGAGGTAAAGGAGGCCCTCACGGGCGGCGACCTCCTGGTCGCGGTCAACATAGACCCCTCGGACGGTGTCACGGACATTCGCCAGGTCCTGCAGATCATGGACCTGGGCAGCGTCCCGCAGGAGCTGATTCCGACGATCGACTGGCACGAGCGGAAGTTCGGGGAGATCACCGGGCTACTCCCGCTCCTGAAGGGAGTCACCCCAGGGAACGGGGACGCCCAAATGCGGTCGGCCATGGAGGCCTCGGTCCGCGACAGGAACAGCCGGAGCCGCCTGGAGGACATGAACGAGAGGTGCGAGTCGTTCAACAGCTCAGGCGCGCGCCGGGAGTTCTTGGCCATGCGCCTGGTCCTGACCGCAGACGAGGTCGAGCGCGTGGTCGCTGACAAGCTGCCTCCGGCTCCGTTCAAGATCAAGGTCGTGATCGGCGCCGAGGCCCTGACGGTCGAGGAGGCGAGGAACGTCTGGCCGCCCGCGGGCCAGTATTACGACTCGAAGGAGGAGGCCGACAAGGTAGCCAGCATGCTCCTGCAGCAATACTCGGAGGTGCTCCAAATGGCATGGGACGCCACCGGGAGGAAGGAGCCGTTCTTCCTTCAGGCCAACGCAATCCAGGTCACGCTCGACGAGCTGTGGCTGGACACGGCAGGGTCCACGGCTGAGAAGCTCGACCGGACCTACAAGGTGAAGATCGAAGCTGGGTCCGCGCGCCGGCAGGACTGGAACCTTCTGAAGGACCAGGCCGCCTTCCTCATGGCAGAGGTCGGGCAGCGCGCTGCTGCGCTGGGGCAGTGGTCTACCTACAACAGGACCCTGGACCGGGTGCAGGAGACCATGCAGATACCCCGCGAGGAGCGTATCTACTTCGACGAGCAGGCTCTCCAGCAGCAGTCTCAGCAGGCTCAGCAGGCTGAGCAGGAGCAAATGGGCCAGGACCACCAGCGCAAGGCCCAGCTCGAGATCGCCAAGCAGGACGTAAAGGATCGCGCGAAGGCGCAGCAGATCGTCCTGAAGGGTGAGGTGGACAGCAGCCTCCAGAGTCAGCAATTCGCCTGGCAGCAGGCCTTGGATCGCCCCGGCGGCGGAGGGTGGAGGTAGGAATGCCTGGAACAGGAACCGGTTCCGAGCTGCCAGCGGCGGCTCAAATGGTTGAAGCGTGGGTGAAGGCCGCAGTGGACGTGTTCAGGAGAACGCTGCGGCAGAAACACTTCGGGCCCAAGGACGTGCACGTCGTCCGGGCTCTGGTTGACGGAGCGTCCCTGGGCTTCCTGAAGGACGCCCTGCTGAACTTGAGGAGTGAACATGCCGAAGAGGATCTACAGAGCGAACGACCTGAAGAAGAGCTGCCGGAAGTGCACGGAGGGGATCTACCGCTTCGAGAGCCTGGTCGGGGATCTCCTGACGGAGTGCCCTGCGTGTCAGAGCCCGATCCATGTGGCGATCGTCCCGGAGACGGCTGCGACGATCGGGGCCATGGACCCGAGGCTCGCGACGAACCCGGTCTACATGAGCCAGTTCGTGGAGCCCGGGGACCCGAGCCCGAGGACGAACCCGAGGAACTACATTTCGGGGCCGCACAGCTGGAGGAAAATGGTTGACCAGAAGCAGCGGGAGGGCTTTAGGGTCCTGACCAACGCTGAGATCAGCGAGGAACGAAGTCCACGAGAGATCAAGAGGAGCGAGCGAAATGGGAAGTGAAGACACGGAAGACGACGCGGCGGAGGTCTCGGCCTTCGAGAGCGAGCTCGAGGCACGGCTCGGGATCGGGGTTGACGCCGGGGAGCGGATAAGCGAGAACGAGGACGGCTACCAGGGCGACCTCGACGACGAGGGAGCGCAGGCCGACGACGACGACGAGGACGAGAGCCTCCCGAGCGGCGGCGGGACCCAGCGCGGTGACTCTGGAGAGGCTGAGAGCCTGGCGGTCGGAGCGGCGGGATTAGCTCCCAATGCAAGCCCTTTCGGGGGCATGACGATCGAACAGCAGCAGGCGGCGGTCGACGCATATCGGCAGCAGCAGGCCTACTACAGGTCTGCTCAGGAAGCTGATTCGCAGCGGCACTACCAGGAGCAGCGGAGGGCGCCTCAGGCCGAGGGGTTCAACTGGAACCTCCCGCACGAGATCACGCCCGCCATGCAAATGGCAATGCGGCTGCGAGGCACGGCGGCCTTCAACGACTTGCCTCAATCTGAGAGGGACAGAGCCGAGGAGACCCACCAATATGTAGCGAACAACTGGGATCGTTGGACATACGACCCCAATCGGTTCGTTCAAGACGTGGTCATGCCTCAACTGGCTCCAGCCCTGAATCAGGTCGTGTCACAGCTCGCGGAGGTTCGCGCAGCAGAGTTCCGAAGGAAGCACCAGGCTGACCTGTCGCGACCCGAGGACATTCAGCGTTACCTGCACACTGTCCAGAACATGCAGCGAGACCCATACCAGGCCGGCCTTGAGCAGCTCCGCATGGAGCGACTCGTGGAGTCGCTTCGTCGTGGGGAGCAGGACAACAAGACGAAATCGAAGGACAGGGAAGCCCTGAGCAAGAGTGCCCAGGGGAAGCCTGCCCAGAAAAACAAATCGAAGGGGCGGAGGGGCCGCAGGAACCGAGAGGTCTCCAAGGCCGACAGGACCAACGGAAGTTCGATCGCTCACGACGTGGTCGCGGCCATGATCGAGAACGGTGAAATGACGCGGGACCAGCTCGGAGCTTAGAACCACTTCTGGGTTCAGGTAGGTCGCCAGCCCCTGAGGGAACGAAATGGCAATCACCACAGACGCGACCGCCAGAGTCCTGGCGACCACCTACCAGAAGTGGCTCGAGGGCTACTCGGACGAGACCGAAGAGGACCACCCGATCCTTGCCTCCCTGAAGGCCAAGGGTCAAATGGAATACGACTCCTCGGGAGTCCACTACCAGGAGTCGGTCAAGTTCAAGAGGCTGCGCCTCGAGGGCTACGCCGACATGGACCGCCTCGAGTGGCAGAAGAAGAACCTATACAAGGTTCAGCAGCACGCCTGGCGAGGGCTTCAGCTCACCGACGCGATCAGCACGAAGGAAATGCGGCAGAACAAGGGCTTCGAGGCCCGCGTGAAGCTGTTCACCGACAAGCTGAACACCATGCGTGGGGACGCGGACGACGATCTCGGCCAGTTCCTCTACCTCGACGGCCAGGCCGTTGGCAACGAGAAGAAGCTCGAGGGTTTCCTGACCATGTTCCCGTCATACACGGGAGCGGCTGGAAACCTCTACGGCGCTCCGACCGGGACCTACGGCGGGATCGACGAGACCGAGGGCGCCTTCGGCGGCGCGGGCGTGAACGCGGGCCTGGTCCGCGAGTCGAACGACCCGGAATACGACTTCTGGGCGCCCGTGATCGTGAACGCAACCACGACCGCCCTGACCGGTGCGGCGACCACGTTCGCGGCCTCGGCTGAGGAGTTGCTCGGCAACGCGATCACGCAGGCGATCCGTGGCAACAACAAGTCGCACCACCTCGACATGTTCTGCCTGAGCCGGAGCAACTACGCCGCGCTGAAGGACAACGCTCGCACGCAGCAGCGCGTGATCGTTGACCCGGGTCCCAGCCGTTCGTTGCTGGTCTCGCTGGGCTTCAAGGCGGTCATGATGATCGACGGCGTGGACGTGATCACCGACACCGACGTTCCCGCAACCGACCCGCAGGGCAACACCGTGCGAGCGGTGGGCTGGAACATGAGCAAGACGAAGATGTGCCTGCTCCCAGAGACGACCGGAGAGAAGATGTTCTGGAACGACTCGGGGTCGTTCTACGACCCTGACGACAAGACGTTCAAGTGGTGGCTGGGACTCTGGGGGAACTTGATCTTCAAGCCCCGCTACCAGGTCCTCATTTCGGACATCGCGTAAGCGATCCAGAAGGACAAGAGGAACAAGCATGAGCGCAATTCAGACTCTTCCATTCGCGCTGGACGAACACCCGATCACCGGGACCAGCAACTACTCCGACCAGCTCGGCCGGACGTATATCAACAACCAGGACGGTCC